CCGCCGGATACACCGTCGGCGTTGTAGAACGTCCGCTGGTGTCTCAGATAGGTGCCGCGCAATACTTAACCTGCGACATCAATCTGTCCACCTACTACACACAGACAAGCTAGGAGTAACAAATGGCGACGACCGTCATAACCGGGCGCGATTTAGTTCTGACGATTGCGTCCAAAAATTACGATGAGCAAGCAACAACTGCAACGCTCAGCGCAGATACCACAATCGAAACTTATGAAACACTTTATGACAAGGCTTATAAGTCCATCGATTCTCAGTGGACTTTTGATGTTGAAATGTTGGCCGACTGGGGCGCAGCAGATTCTCTCTGCGAAGCTCTATGGACTGCCGCAGAGACCGCTCCTAATACGCCGCTGGCTTGTAGCCTAACGGCCGTAACCGGCGCAGTCTTTACCTTTAACGTTCTGCCAATTTATCCAAGCGTAGGCGGGACCAGCCCGGACGCTCAGACAGTAAGTCTGTCGTTCACCGTAATCGGAAAACCATCCGAGTCATTTACCTAAGATAGGAAATCAGGAGCATGAAATTACCAATCACAATTGAATTTAACTCAGGAGAACAAGAGACTTATGTCGCTCGTCCTCCTGAGTGGGCAAAATGGGAAAAGCAAACGGGCAAAACTATCAGCCAGGCTTCGCAAGCAATCGGAATCTGGGATTTGATGTACTTGGCCTATCACGCATCAAAGCGCGAGAATCCAGGTAAACCCATCAAATCATTCGACATCTGGATTGATACGGTTGCAGATGTAACCGCCGGAGACGCAGACCCAAAAGCCACAAGCGCGGGAGCATCGGCCGACTAATCGTCGAGTTATCTCTCGCAACGCAGATTCCGATGCAGTATTGGACGGACGAGCAGGACATCCTGACGGCCATCGAGATTTTAGGAGATAGACGTGGCAAGTGAAGGCATCGCATACGATAGAGCGGAACTTCGCAAAATCACACGATCATTTAAAGCGATGGACGAAGAAGGCGTAGCTGCTTCAAAAGAAATCGGCGGCGAACTAGCAACTTATGCAGCTAATGAGATTAAAGTAGCTTCACTAGGTCGCACCGTATCTGCCCTCGGAGTTCGTCGCGTAGCAGCCGGCGTCCGCGTATCAAAGTCAAGCAAAATCGGCGAGTTCTCATATGGATTCGCAACACAGAGATTCAGCGGCGGCGGCACGACACAGCAGCTAGTTTACGGATTGGAGTTCGGCTCCAAGAGATTTAAGCAGTTCCCGTCATACTCAGGGCGCAGCGGGCGTGGCGGCACCGGTTACTTTATCTATCCGACACTTCGTCGAATCCAGCCAGAACTTGTAGCAAGATGGGAACGTCGATTCGCAGAGATAGTGAGTAAATACTGATGGCCGGTAATCGCACCTTGAAACTCACGATATTAGGCGACACCGAGAACCTTGTAAAAAGTCTCAAAGGCGCAGAAAAAGATACTGAGACCTTTGGCGAAAAAGCCACTGAATTTGGCAAGAAAGCCGCTGCTGCCTTTGCAGTCGCCGGAGCCGCCATAACCGCCTTTGCCGTTAGCGCGGTAAAGGCAGCGGCTGAGGACGAAGCAGCGCAGATTAAATTAGCTGAGACGATTCGCAGCACTACAAAGGCCACGGCCGAGCAGATAGCCGGAGTCGAAGATTACATAACGCAGACAAGCATCGCCGTTGGAGTTACGGACGACAATCTTAGGCCGGCCTTTTCAAGACTTGTCAGAAGTACCAAAGATGTCGAGGACGCCCAGAAGTTATTAAATCTGGCCTTAGACCTATCGGCTGCAACCGGTAAACCATTAGAGTCTGTCAGTAATGCTCTAGGTCGAGCTTATGACGGTAACACTTTAGCCCTCGGCAAATTAGGACTTGGACTCGATGCCAGCATTTTAAAGAGTGGAGATTTTGATGCCATATTCCAGCAACTTAACGGAACCTTTGGAGACTTTGCAGAGAACGCCGGGCAATCAACACAAAAGCAACTTGAACGCGTCCAAATCGCGTTAGACGAGGCTAAGGAGTCGGTCGGAGCCGCGTTACTTCCGGTCGTTCAAGAATTGACTCAGTTTATTTTAGTAAAATTCGTCCCTGCGTTAAATGCCTTTATTGATGGTTTAACCGGTAAGAAAAGCGTACAAGGTTCGTTAACTGAATCCCAAAAGACTGCGGAAGCATGGGGCAAAAAAATCAGGGGCTTAATCGATACGATCATCGAGTTTAAAGACGAATTGACTATTGTCGCAGGTGTTATCGCGACTCTATTCGTTGTAAATAAAATCGCCGCAGGCGTCTCAGCTACAATTTTATTAATCCAGGGATTAGCTGCTGCTTACACGGCTTTAAGAAATAGTGCAGCGGCGGCGGCAATAGCCTCGCGATTTGCCTTAAATCCATTAGCCGGACTTGGCACAGCTGCTGCCCTTGTTGGAGCAATCGTCGCAGCTACGCGGTTATTTGATAATCAAGCAGATGCGGCTGCTTTAGCTGGCGGTAACACGGTTAGAGCAGAAAGCCTACCTGGAGGATTTACGGCCGGGACTAGGGTTACACCTAGCGGAACGGTCGTAAGTGGAGGCGCAGTCGTAACAGGTGGAGCGACGGTCGTTAGCGGTGCAGCCGTGGCAACTACTGCAAAGCCCGCAGCCGTCGAGGTTACGAAAAAAAGCGCAGAAGAGATAGGCGATGCTTTTGCTAATAGTTTTAGAGGATTAATCGGAGGAACGCCTGACGTCGCTGGATTTAGAGCCTTTGAAGAGACAGGGTCGCGAGCAGGTTTAGCTTTGCCGATAGGTCCTACATTCGACCCAGCTAGATTTCGGATGGGAGAAGAACGCAGTCTGACAATCAACGTTAACGCGCCAAGCATTATTGATAAGCCCGCCTTCGCTGAAGCCGTTGTCGATGCTCTCAACGAGGCGCAGTATCGTTCTGGGGCCGGCGGGTCTCAGCTAATCCTATGACGCTCTGGGTCCCGGAATGGCGGGTCAAAATAAACCAGACGGAAATTACGACTGCAACGCTAAGCAATCTGACGATTAGTAGCGGTCGCACTGACATTTATTCGCAGCCTACCGCCGGCTACTGCAACATAACACTTGTCGAAACTAACGAGACCTCGATTCCTTATGAAATTAACGATGGTCTGACGATAGAAATAAAGAAAAGTAACGGAACTTATGTTTCTTTATTTGGTGGATTCATAACCGATTTAGCGATTCAAGTCGGCACAAGCGGAACGAATGCCACTAGGCAAAACATCAACATTATCGCCGTCGGAGCTTTGGCGCGGTTAGCGCGTTCTGTATTCGAAGGCAATATTGCCAGCGATTTTGATGGAGACCAGATTTATGAAATTCTATCCACGGTTCTATTTGACCAATGGAACGAAGTCCCAGCTGCTGAAACTTGGAACGCTTATGATCCTGCGATTCAATGGGAGGACGCAGAAAATAGCGGACTTGGAGAGATAGACCGTCCAGGCGATTATGACTTGGATTCGCAGAATGGCGTTACCGATAACGTCTACGATTTAGCTTCGGGAATAGCGACGTCTGGCCTGGGTTATCTTTATGAGGATTCGTCTGGTCGTATCGGTTACGCGGACTCGACGCATCGAAGCCAATATTTATCAAATAATGGATACGTAGACTTAGACGGAAGCCACGCGTTCGCGCCTGGCATGGCCGTTACCAAAAGAGCCGGAGACGTCCGAAACTCTATAACTATCGCTTATACCTCATCCGGTAATTCGTCCGTAACCGATAGCGATGCGGCCTCAATTAGCGATTACGGGCAACTAGCGACCAATATTCGAACGACTTTAAAGAATCAAAGCGACGCAGAAGACCAGGCCGCCTTTTATCTATTGATTAGGGCCTATCCGCAGTTCCAGTTTACGCAGGTAACGTTCCCGCTGGGTTCTACCGACATCGACAATGCCGACCGGGATGCTCTACTTCAGGTCTTTATGGGTCTCCCGGTCAACATCCAAAATCTGCCCGGAAATATGGTCGATGGAGAATTCCAGGGATTTGTCGAAGGTTGGACCTTTTCGGCCGGCTATAAATCTCTAAGTCTGCGGATGACCGTCAGCCCGATAGCCTTTAGCTTGCAGGCCTTCCGTTGGAACTCGGTCCCGGTCGTCGAACAATGGGCCACGTTATCGCCGACGCTTGACTGGCTCAACGCTACGATTGTCGCATAAAGGAGACCTATGCCAAATACAACGAACTTTAACTGGGCCACGCCAGCAGACACCGACCTTGTAAAAGATGGCGCAGCTGCTATCCGGACACTTGGTAACTCAATCGATTCATCTTTCGTTGATTTAAAAGGTGGAACAACTGGTCAGGTGCTAACTAAAGCATCAAACACAGATTTAGATTTTACTTTTTCTTCAGTTGATCCCTTGGTGATTCTTGATGCTAAAGGCGATTTAATTTCTGCTACCGCAGCAGATACTCCAGCGAGATTGGCAGTCGGTGCTAACGGCACAGTCTTGACCGCC